CTGATATTCCAATTATACGATCACGCCTGGCGTTTGGAGAAGTATACGCTGACATCGCTGCGGATTTTGACGTTAGTCGAGACACGATTCGTCTTATTGACAAATCCAGGATATGGAAACGAGTGCCATGAGCGACTTGCCACCGAAAAAGATACGGTCCCGTTCTGAGTGGAAAAGTCAAGAAATCGACTGGAATTTCATCAAGAGGGCGTTGCCCTACGGCGCGCTGGCTCGCGGAATCGATCAGGCTGGTAAGCGAAGCGCGGCGGCGAACAAGGCTCGGCTACGGCGCGGATGCCTGCCAGGAACGGCGGATACTTATGTGTTCTGGCAAGGGGTTACGTGCTGGCTTGAGCGAAAAAAACCGGGCGGCGGCACACTTGATCCCGCGCAAGAAGTGTTCCGCGACCTGGTGCGCGCGAATGGCGGACATTGGGCGCTTATCGAAAGCACCGATGATGTTGAAGCCGCCCTACGCGCCGCCGGCATCCCGCTCCGCGCGACGTTGGGAGACATCCGCGAGCGGATCGAGGCGCAGAACGAGCGGTTGCCGCCGAAGCGCAAGGCAGCGGCGCGCAAGCCGGGCGGGGCGCGGAGCATGACCGTGGCGCAATACCGTAAACTACATGCGAGAGGGCTGTTGTGACCAAGGTTCTGACCATCCGCCTCACTCTCCCGGTCGACCCCGACGAGTTCGGCCTGCACGCGATCTCGCCCGAGGTCCGCGCATGGCTCGCGGCGCTGCGGACGGACGCGGAACGGCACGGCTGCACGGTCGCCGTGGAGGTCGAGGACGCGAAGGGACTGGTGCGGGTCCGCAAGCGCACGCGCGGGCCGGGGAAGCCGAAACCGCCCGTCGTGAGCCTGGTGCCGCATGATGCCGCGTGAACTCTCGGCGGATATGTTGCGGCACAAGCTGCTCGCGGACCTGTTCGATCTGCCGATCTGGTATCGCGGCGACGATCGCCGTGTTTCGCCGGGTTGGCATAGCCTGACGGTCGCGGAGCGTGATCTGATCGCGGATGCCCTGAAGCAATGGCGGGCACATGACACCTGAGCCGACGCTCACCGCGTCCCGTTGCCCCTGCGGCGGGGACGTGTTCGCCGTCCGGCCGGGCGTGGTGCCGATACGGTTGGATGCGATCGGCCTGTTCACGCGGCGGGACAAGGCGGTGGAGGCGGGACGCGCGGACGTGTGCTGGTGCAGAACGTGCTGGTCGTTGAAGTTCGGGAGGCGGGTGGCGTGACGGTCAAACGTCGTTGCGCCGATTGTCACGCCTGGGAACGTCATCCGAACCCGCTTTACTCGGCATGGGGAGCTTGCGATACGTTCCACTTCACCGAGACACGTCCCAATGACGGAAAGGACTGCGACAAGTTCGCGCCCAAGCCCGCCGCCTCCGCCGACCTGTTCGCCGCGCCGGAGGAATAAGCGCGGCGTTGTCAATTAAATGTTGACGGTTGCCTTGTCACCCTATATGGGTATCGCCATGGATCAGGCAGCAGTCGCCAAACTCGTTCGCAAGCACATCGCCGTTCGCGGCGAGGGCAGTCGATGGGCGCGTGAACTCGGCGTGTCGCGGGCGCACATCTCGCTCGTGGCGCTGGGTAAGAAGCCGCCGGGGCCGACTATCCTGGCGGCGCTGGGGCTGCGGAAACGGGTTGTCTACGAAAGGATCCGCTCCGATGGCTGATCGACCCTAACCTCTAAGGAGCCACCACAATGCCAGACACGAAACAACTCGCCGGCGGCGAGCGGAGCGACGCGCCTTCCGGATACAAAGTGGAATTGGCATTGTCCGCGTGGATGTCAGCCCGGGCCCGCTTGCTGGCGGACGATAATGATCTGGCGCATGATGAACAGGCGCTCGCGGGACTGTTGGGCGATGAGACCGGCACCGTTGACGAAATCCTTGGTCGCGTTTTGCGAGCGGCCCGCCAGGCCAAGAGCATGGCCGATGCCGCCGGCGAGATGATCGAGGACATGCAGGCCCGCAAGGCCAGATACGCACGCCGTAATGAGTCTCTACGCGGCACCGCGTTCGCCATCATGGAAGCGACTGAGCGGAAAAAGTTCGAGGCGCCGGATATGACGGTGACGATCCGTGCCGGGCAACCGAGCCTCGTGATAACGGACGAAGACGCCATCCCTGACATTTACGTCAGGGTCGAACGGAAAGTGGACAGGGCCACACTGCTTTCCGCCTTGAAGTCCGGCCACACTGTCGAAGGGTGCGAACTTTCCAACTCGCTCCCGACGCTTTCGATAAGGTCCAAATGACATGAACGCCATGGTTCCGGCCGCCTCATCCGGCGGCAATTCGATGATCCCGACCGATATGGGCGCCGCGCTCCGGCTCGCTGAAATGATGTCGACAGGGCGCCTCGTGCCAGCGCACCTGCAAAAGTCGCCCGGGGATTGCCTGATGGTGATCGAACTGGCGATGCGATTCCGTATGTCGCCGTTCGCTGTCGCGCAATGCACCAGCGTTATCCAAGGGAAGCTCATGCTGGAAGGTAAGCTGGTCGCCGCCGCCATCAACTCGTCCGGCGTCCTCGACGGGCGGTTGGATTACGAGTTCAGTGGCGTCAACGATACCCGCGCCGTGACCGTCAAGGGCACCATGCGCGGCGAGACATCGCCTCGTGAGATGACGGTGGGATTGAAGGAAGCCAAAACGTCGAATGCGCTCTGGACGAAGCAGCCGGATCAGCAGCTTGTCTACTTCGCCACCAGGGCATGGGCCCGGCGGCACGCGCCAGAGGTCATGCTGGGTGTCTATTCGCCGGAGGAGTTCGACGCGCAGACCACGCGCGACACGTTCACCGGGACCACGCTCGACGCGGTTGTTCCGCACGATCCCGCACCAGCCTCTAAGGCTATCGGCGCCACCGACACGCCAGATCAGCGCGAGGCGAAGCAGACGGCATGGATGGACAAGCTGGAACTAGAACTCGCCCACGCGGTCACCGAGGGCGCGGAAGCGGTCGACGCCATCGTGTCCAAGCTCGACCAGAACGGCGCCCGTGACCGGGCCCGCGGACTGGCGAAGGACCGGATCGAGGGCATGATCGCGGATGCCTACGCGCAGACCAGCGGAACGGCCACCACGGCGCCCAATGATGAGGCCGAACCGCTCTTCGCCAACCCCGCCGACGACCCGTTCGCTGAGCGGGTGCCGGCGTGACGCCCCTCTCCCCCCGCTTCTCCGGCGACATGACCCGCCACGTCCGCGTGCTGCGACGGGCCGGCCACACATGGGCGGAGGTGGCGAGACTGACCGGCATGGCCGTTGAGACCTGCCGCCGAATGGCACCAGAGGATCGGCGCGCGAAGCGGCACCCGCCGCTATTCGTCACCGTCACCAGAGTCCACGCCAACGGGGAGGCGCTGGTCGGGCGCACAGTGCCGTGACCCCGATCTCCGCGCTCATGGCCCGCGCGATCATCAGGGCGATGCTGGCAAGGCTACGGGACAGGCTGCGGGACCGTGCGGAAGACTGACCCGCAAGCCGACCTGTTCCCCACGCCGCGCCCGCCAGCGCGCCCCACGGCGCCATCGCGACCCGGGCCCGCCAAAGTCCAGCCGTTCGACGATTGGGACGCCGCGTGCTGCGTGCCGCGCGGGATGGCGACGATCCCGACATGGCTTCTCATTCCTGGTCTGGACGATTGACGCCGAATTGACGGTGTGTCGGGTTGCTGACAGTTCCGTGGCAGGATAAGCTATCAACGGATAACATTATCGGGTGGTCGCGTGTCCAAAGAACGCCGCACGGAAGTCGTGCTGATCCGCTTCACGCCAAGCCTGCGGGCCGCCCTCGAAGCCGACAGATTGTCCAAGGGTCAACCGTTGGTCGAATGGTTCGAGCGCGCCACCAGGGCCGCTCTGGCCGGAGGATGCCCCTGCGAAGAGGAACCCGCGCCGGCCGGGGAGTGAGCGGCGATGGAAACGCCGAACTTCCTTCCGCGCGATGTTGCCCTCCCTTACGGCTTATCCTCGGATGGCCGGTTGGTCTCGGTCGATGCCGTCGTTCGTGGCCTGAAATGTGAATGCGTCTGTCCTGGATGCAAGCGCCCGTTGGTCGCCAGAAAAGGCGAGATCATCCGGGCGCACTTCGCGCACCAGGCCAACGCGGCTTGCGCCACCGGCTTCGAGAGCATGGTTCATCTGCTGGCGAAGGATGTGATCGAGAAGCGCCGCGGCGTGCTGATCCCAGAGGTCCGGGTTCATGCGGGAGAGACCAGGAAACACGTCGCACCCGCGAAAGTGCTGCGGTTGACTAATATCCGACTGGAACAATGGATAACGGGCCTACGGCCGGACATCGTGGCGAACTACGAAGGGCACGACCTGATCATTGAGATCGCGGTCACGCACAAAGCCGAACCGGTGAAGATAACTGAACTTCGCCGCCGTGGCTCTCCCGCTGTCGAGATCGACCTGAGCGCCCTGCACAAGCAGGACATCACCGAGGATGTGATATGGGACGCGATTATTTCGTCCGCGCCTCGGTATTGGTTGTTCAACCGCCTGGCCGATCAGGCCCAAAAGGAAGTCGAGCAAGAG